TAATCTCGTCCATGTGGGAACGGATGATTTCCTCTACTTTTTCAATCCTTATGTTTTCCCAGTGCATATTCCCAAGTTTGGCATTGTCTTTTATCTCTTCCAAGATCTTCTCCAGTACGTTCATTGAATCACTCCTTTCTCCTTTAACTGCTCTGTCGCTAATTTAAACGCCAGCATATACACATCTAAAATGTATGTAGGTCTTTTTCCGATATCACTAATAAATTCCCATGCATCACTGAAATATTCTGACAGTACATCATATCCTTTTGAACCAACTCCTGTATCCTCAGAAAAATCTTCAAGTACACCTTCATAAAACTCTTCTAGCTTATCTTCGTCTGTTTCCCACTCATATCTATCATGTTGTAAAACCTCTTCCATCATATCCCATTCTTCCAATAATTCTTTTAAATCTTTTTTTGCATCTTCGGAATCATATGTATATATACTTCTGTTATGGCAATCGATTTTTCCTTCAAAATAACCAATATCATTTACAAAATCCGAAAAACCTTTAAATGTCATATTATTATAATTTGTTGCAATAAGTTCTCCTAAATCCCCAGAAATATGCAACCGGCAATAATCTTCTTCAAAAAGGAATCTGATTCTGTATTTACCGCTATCAGGCATTTTAAAATCTACAATCTTGATGTTGCCATAATCCGTGAATTTAGCTACATGATTTACAAATCTCTTTTTCTGCAATTCTAAATCAGTCATCTTTTACCTCCACTTCATTGTCATATTTCATACACTTTCCATCTTTGTAAGCCACACATTTTTCTTTAATGCATGGATTTAATACTGGCCTAACAAAATCTCCATGTCCAACAAATGCTGCTTTTACTTCTTCTTTTCCTGTTAGATCAGGACAAAATAAAATCATTCTTCCACTCTCCTATTCCATTCTTTAATCACTTCATCAAGTTTTCTTCCTTTCGGATATCCTCCTTTCGGAACAGGGCAGTCTGGGTTATTGCATTTGACCATATACATAAGACCACCGCTACTCCAAATTTCTATTTTGGCGCTGTTTTTTCCACATACCTTACATGGTTTTAAACATTCCTTCCCTTTCATCTCTTTCTACCTCCCATGCCCACAATTACTCGCAGGTAACCTGAATATTATTCCGACCTTTCAAGTTTCTGCCCGCATTGCCTACAATACTGCCCGTAATCACTCGCTCCACATATCGGACATACACTTATGCCACCATAAGCATTCCGTTTAAATACAGGTTTCTTCGGCAACTGCTTTTCCAGTGCTTCGATTGCCGTTTTTGCATTATAAGCAATCATCGTATGGTCGCACCTGTCATAGCAATCGCACTCTTCACACACTGTATCGTCTGCAAATGATTTCATACAATATATCGCCTCTCTAACTTTCTTTTCGTTCATCTTCTACCCTCATTTTTCTTTCTTTCAAAATGTTCTGACATCCACATTGTTCACAATCGATTGCATCATATAAAGTATATCGCCCTATCAGAACACCTACCTCTTTTACTAGATATGTCTTGTCTTTGGTTAAATTAAGCAGTGTTCCGCATACACTACATTTCTTTTCGTCCATCTTCCATCACCTCTCTCCCCATATTTTTATGCACTCTCCCCAGTTTTTTCGCTATTGCTTCAATGACCGTCACTGTAACTCCATTTCCTGCCTGCTTGTATAGCTGACTGTCTGAACTAACAAATGCTGCTTTTTCAAAATAATCATCCGTCCATCCTTGCAGTCTGAAGCATTCCCTCGGTGTTAATTTCCTGATTGCTATGTAACATTGATACTTTTCGTACCAAACTGCATATACAGTTAATTCTTCTGATACCCGTACAAAAATTCCCTGACTACAATTCACGTCTTTTACTATTCCTGAGATTTTAACAGCAAGCTGATTATCTTTTTGCACTGTTGACAATGTATTTGTTGTTTCATCATCCCTGATTTCGTGTGCAAGAAATTCATGTCTTGAAATATCAATATTTCCGGATTCATAATCTTTTCGGATTTGTTTCCCATATTCCGTACGAACATTTCTAAGAACACCCAACGGCTCTACGTCAATAGCGACGCCGTGCCTATCCTGTCCAGTCAATGTGAACATTGGTTCTCCATCTTCTTTGAATCTTCTGCCATTCTGACGTTTTTCCGCTCGGTCTGGTGTAAGAACTGGTATTGCAATCTTTGGATTATTCCCGTGTCCTGCCGAATGGCAATTTGCAATACCATCAGTCGAAAGAATTTTGCCGTCCTGAGATGAGTTTATTTCACCGATAATTTTTATGGATACTTTGGGTTCTGTGTTTCCTCCCGGCTTCGTACTGATTGTTGGTGCTAATCCATCGCCACTATAAACTCTGTCTCGCTGTGAATTTCTACCATTAAGACAGCCAAAAAGATTTAACGAAACACTATTTTTTCCGTCTGTTCCTTCGATAGGAAATACTTTTGAGGTACTTCTCCCTCTAAGATGTCCGATAATAAAACATCTTTCCCGGTTCTGCGGCACTCCGAAATCTTTGGAGTTGAGCACTTGCCATTCTGCATCGTACCCACTCTGCTCCATTTCAATGAGCAGTCTGGCGAAATCCCATCCTCCATTAACGCTAAGCAGATTTTTAACGTTCTCAATGAAAAGATAAGTGGGTCTATTTTCTTCTTCGAGTTGTCCGATAAGGTACATAACTCTAAAAAACAGGCTTGAACGGTTTCCTTGAAATCCAAGCTGTTTTCCGGCAACTGAGATATCCTGGCAAGGGAATCCGAAGCACCAGCAATCTGCTTTTGGAATGTCCCCGGCATACACTCTTCTAACGTCATCTGCATACCATTCTCCATTTCTGTACTCCTCCTTTAGTATTTCTTTTTGTCGTTGTTTCAGTGGCATCTTGCCCATGGAATCTCTCTGTTCTGGTGTAAGCAAGTGCATGGACGTATAGCTTGCAGTTGCAAACTTGTCAAACTCACAAAAGCCTACGCACTCATGTCCTGCCAGTTCCATTCCCCTGCGGAACCCTCCGACTCCGGCAAAAAAATCAATAAATTTCACTGATCTTCCCGTACCTCTCTTTCTATCTCCTCATCCTTCAATTTCAGCAAATTTCCGCTCTGATAAAATACTGCCCCTGCCGGTGTCACCTGCATACATTCGATATAACCCTCTGCTTCGGCTTCTTTGTTGCCGTATCTGCCATGGACGGTTGTTTTATGCCTTCTCAGGTATGTTTTTCCTGGGATTAAGTCTTTCTTATCCATTCCGTCACCCCCGCTTCTTTCTCCTCTTGTTTTTATCCATCTGGCACTTCCGGTATCGGTAAAGTTCCGCTCCCTCCAGTACCAATATCCAGATTGCCAACAGTCCCATCAGGAAACCACAAATCTGAAACATAAAAATTGCGACTTCCTGTATTGTGTATAATGCTTGCATAACACTGTATCCTTTCATGAATTTAATAATTGCTTTTCCAAAGATTGCATATCATAATCCCTCTGGTGGAAGTTATTGAATTTATTGCTGCTCTTCGGCTTCTGTTTTTTGCTGTCCTGCTTCTTCAAGGGATAGAAACTCTTCCAGCCATTTACGGTAGCCTTCTTCACTATAGCAATCCGTTCCTGGACATTTTCACCAAGGTTCTGTAATTCCTCCCTCAAAAGGATTATCTGCCCTTCAGTCAGCTTGTGTCCGTTCTGTGCCCTACAGGTAACGAAGAGTTGGAAAGCTGCCTCCAGGTCTTTATCAGCAAATGCAATCTCCGGTTTTTTCCCTATATCTCTATCTATATTCTTTTCTTTTCCTTTCTTTTCTTTTGTGTCATTATTCTCGGAATTAAAATCATTTTTCCTGGAATTATCCTCATTATTCTCGGAATTATTTAAAAAAGAGTTTACTTTAATAAAGGTCTCCGTTTCTTCTTCTGAAAGAAGCCAGTACCTCTCTACTTTTATGGGGTTTTTCACAGCCCTGGATTTTACCATGAGCTGGTACCTCCTCTGTATTCCGGTTGAGGTCAGGACAGCGTCCGACTGAAAAAGCTGTTTATCAAACATCGACCGTTCCAATAAGAATGTCAAGACCTGCTTCACCTTATCGCTGTTCATGTTCAGATCATCTGAAGCAATGAACTCAAAATCTTCGTCTACCTTTAGATAGAACCCATTTTTATAAATTTCACAGAGCAAATAGATGTATAATGTGATACCATCTGCTCCGTATCTTGCTTTCAAAATTTTTATCTTTTTATCCGAGAAGAAATCTACATCAAAGGAAAAGAACTCATTGCCTTCTTTTCTGAGCCTTCCCATGCCTCTTCCTTCCTCTCATTGCATTACTGAATCTGCTTTTCATATGCCTGGAATAATTCCATCCAGTCTTCCAGTTTCATAGTAACAAGCCATGGTTTCCTGTCCTTTCTATGGAAGACAGCCGGTTTTTCATTTTCTTTCCGGTCATGCTCTGCCTGTTCCATAGCCTTTTCTAAATTTAGCTTTTCTACCCTCTTGCATTCAATATGGATTCCAGAAAGACCTATCACATCTGCATCTCCGTTGCTTCCACAATATTGCTGTCCTCTCCGGCTCTCCTCATATCCATATCCCTTTAAGATGTTTGCCAATTCCCGTTCTCCCCTGGCTCCCTTCTGCCTGCTGTTCATGTCTATCACTCCTTTCTGCCCCGAGGCATTCCCAGGGCTTATATATTTTGTGATATATTATCAAGGCACTTACGTGACCCATCTACCGTTTACTGTCTAAAGAAAGCATCCTCTAAGCTTTCCTGCCCATTTGCTGTAGCCTCTGATTCTGCCGGAACTTCTTTATACTCCTGCTCCACATCTACATTCTCTTCTGCTTCCACCTGTTTTTCCACATAATCCACAGAACCATCCTCATGCAGCACTGTCATATCCTTGTCAATGGCTGTCTGAAGGTCAATGCTCATGATACCCCATTTGCTGATAAGCTGTCTGAGCATGGTCTTTTGTGCCATACCATCAAAATCTTTGAACCAGAAAGAGGAATATTTCCAAAGGTCCTTTTCTGGGATTTTCCCCTGCTCCAGAAGTTCCAGAGATTTTGCCCCACCATTTCTTTTAAATGCCTGGGAATACTTCTCTGCATGGGCAAGCATCTTCTTTTTTGACCAGTACATAGTCTTGCGGAAACCATTCTCATATTCAAACATGGCATAATAACCCATGGCCGGGGTTTCTTCCCGGACGATATCATCCTCAATCAGTTCCACTTCAATTTCCTCATTCAGTGGGTCATATCGGATTAATTCCCCTTCTTTAATAGCGAGGACATTCAATTTCTTATAATAGCCGGAACGTTCTGCTAACTGGATGTATCCCTTATACCCAAGCTGGAACTGGGCTTCCTTGCATCCTTTCTTCTTATTATCGAATGGGACCATATAAAACTGTCCGAGCTGTGGAGAAGGGGAAAGGTTCAATGCTTCTCCTAAAAGTGCAGCGGATAGAATGCTGGGGTTTGTACATTCCTGAAGTGCCGGTGTGGTCTGCACTGCACTTACCACACTGGAAATAAATCTTGTCCCGTTTTTACCGCCTACCACACTGTTGATCTGCTTCTTTACTGCATCCTGTGTTAAATACACGGCCATCCCTGTTTTCTGTGTTCTGTTTGCTAAACTGTTCTGTACTGCCATTTCTTACTCCACCTTTCCAAATTTAATCTGATTGTTAATAAGATACTGCCGAAGCCCCATGATCTGTTCTCTGGTACCCCATACACGAAAATCCATGTGCAGGATTTCTTCCTGTGGTTTCTGAGGTTCTTGTGATACCTGCGGTATCTCTGTCTTTGGTTCTTCCTTCCGCATAGGCTCCTATTTTTCCGCCATTTCCTGCTGCTTCTGAGCTTCCTTGGCGGCTGCCTCCAACCGTCTGCTCTCTTCTGACATCCTGGCCTGTCTCTCTTCCTCCTGCTTTCTCCTTCGCTCTTCCATAAGCCTGTCTAGCTCTTCCAGGCGTTTCCCTTCCTGTAAAGCAGCAGATAAAGAAAACTCTTCCATATATTTCAGAAGTGCCTTGTCCCGGAATTTCTCCGGCAGCTGGTCAAGGCCTTTCATGTCCTCTCTTAACCGTTCAAAGAAACAACTGTAAACTTGCTCCAGCTTCTTATCTGTAAAAGACCTTTTATAAAACTCTTCCTTAATCGTTTTCTGGAACGGTACCATAGGCTGTAGGTCACCCACATATTTATAATAAAACTCCTCCATCTTGGCTTTTTTGGCTTCCCGGTACTGCTCTTCTACCTCATCCAACTTCTCCGTAATCAGAGACACTGTCTTTCTAAGTGGCAGGAGTGTTTCTTTGATCTGCCCTTCAAAAACTTCATAAGGAGATCGGAAGAGCACACGTCTGAACTCCAGT